TGTTACACCTTTTGTAGTGTCAACATCACAACGTACAGGAACAATAGCCCCATTGGGAACATAAATATCAAGTACTCTTGCACCTGACTTACCACACCAACCACCCTTCTTAACCACACCGGCAAAAGAACTAAGGTTATTATCTGATGGACTTTCAACCTCAATATAACGCCTCTCATTTTGAGAACCATCTGCTGTGGTATTAGTAGCAGTTACTTCTCCATTACTGACACTTCCACCAAACCAGTTGGTATCAGTATCATAATTATAACATACCGGCATACCTTCATAAATTGTATCAGTATCATTATAATACACACGAATAGCGTGTGCTCTGGGATTTCCAGCAGTTAAATTATCCATTATTTACCTCTCTAAAAAAATATTGATTGCTCGAACCTATCCATCGTTTTCCTTTAATTGAGCCTCCTTAGTCACTCCATTTATTATTTATTATTATACACTATTAGTCGGAAGGTGAAACTGTACTGTTACTCAGAAGGAAACCAGCATACTTAGGTGAACTATTACACCAAATCTGATATACTAAGTCCATGTATAATTCCATAACAGTATGTCTTAGATTCGCAACTTGCTTCGTAATACGGAAATCCCAATTCCGCAGAATAACCGGATATATAAAGTTATGATTTAATCCAAGAATCGGATTAGTACCATAAACAGCAGTATTAGCTGTATCCAGTGGCGGGGTATAAACCATAGGTATACGATTGAAACCAGGTGTCCCATAATGGGCATCTGGACGGTAACCCATATTATCATCACTCTTTGCGTAGAACGCATTAAGGTTTTTAATAACCGTATCATTCGTATACATTGCATAGTTTATCTTCTCCATCGGTAACTTCTCAGGAATTACCGGCGGTTGGAAGTTTAACTTACGAGTAGCTGTATCAAGAATGGTCAACAAACTATCATCAATGTTATTATCATGGTCGCCAAAATAGTTAGCCCAATCAGTGTAAGTATCGGCAGCAATGCCACCTTTATCAAACGCCGTACCAGGTACATTACCATCATTATAGCAACCCCAATACCCATTAAATCCACCAGTCTGACTTGTAGTACCAAGTCCTATCCACTGGAATACAGAGTATGGTCTATTGGTATCAGTAGCACTATTCCTACCATTAATCATGGCATCCAGTACTTCCTCTACCATATCTTTAACACACGAATTATACTGCTGTTTCCATACATCATAAATCTGTGCAGGTGATTGATTGATGTCCTGCTCAATCAAATTCCACATCATACCGCCGGTAGCTTTTGCCCAACCAAGACGGTATCGCTGATTAATATTATCCTTAATCAGAGCATCTTGTGCCCAGAAACCACTATGCGTAGCATTACCCTCACTACTAAGAGTCACGTGACCCTCCAATGCCTTTCCCACAGTCTTAACATTACCTCTGAAAAAGGTATTGTAAAACTGATAGTTGGAATAAGCATAAGTAGCAAGAGGGGGATTCTTTCTACGAATATCCCAGAGTGTGCCATAGGCAACGTCGAGGTTCTGTTCAAATGTTACCTCTGCCATTTTAATATTCCTTAAATATTATATTTTCCTTTATATATCATACTTTCCTTTGATACCGGCTTTACGAGCCGCATCACGTACCACAGCAGCTTGCCGTTCCTCCTCATCCTCATATACTTTAACAGTTTCCTTACCTGAACGTTTTGCTGACAACTTGGTCTCATGCTTCTTCAAATCCTTTATCAACTTACGCTGCACATCCTTCTCCAGATTTGCTCCCTTGTACCAAGTCAAAGCAATATCCATAGCATCTTTGACTGGTATACCCTTCTCAATAAATGGAACGGCTTTATCCCATACTTCACTACGAGCAATCATAGCGGGTGATGTAGGCACTAATTGACCCTTCTTAGGGCCAGCGGGGTATTTTAAGAGTTCTTCGGTTTTTCCGAATATCTCAAAATCCTTACCTGCCTCATCGAACACTTGATTGACCGTTTGAATTGTAGCCTCTTCTTCTTTAGCATTTCTCTCCTTGCTTGCTTCTCCTATTTGCTTCTTAATTTCTGCAAGCTCCTTCTTGACTATGGCTAACTCTTCATTTGTGGGGTCATCTTTAACAGTTTTATCGGTAGCTTTGGTTTTATCCTCTTGCTTAGTCTGCCCTTCGGCAGATTCCGAACCTTCCTGTTTCTCCTCCTTGTCTAACATCTCTGGTATTAAACTAAGTAATGCAGCATCATCAAGGTCGAACGCAAAATTTTCAATTTCTTTTTCCGACCAGCCTTGCTCTAAACACGCATTAGTAAATGCGTCTGGTATATCAGTACCACCTTCTTTTTTATCTTTAGATTCAACTTCACCTAATACTTCTCTCTTTATTTTTGCAACAACTTCTGCTCCACTCTCCTCCTTCTCACCAGAAGAATTGGGAACATCATCTATTTTAACATCTAAGTCTTTAACATCCAAGTCTTTAACATCTACTTCTTCGGTGTCTTTTACCTCTGTGTCTTTTACCTCTCCATCTAATTCAGAAGCAGGGTCAGTGGCTTCCGCAATATAGGAGTTAAATTCTGTCTCTTTATCCACCATTATTTAATCTCCTTATCACACCCACAGCTCTTTTGGGCAGGGCTTCTTCGGAAATACAAATTCCCACAAGTCAAACACCTATGTAATATACCATAGGACTCAAGCAACTCATTAACCTGTTTAGTAACAAGTTCTTTAATACTTGCTTCACGACTTTCCACTTCAGGTTTCTTTTTCTTGTTTCTATCTTCTGGTGTCTTAGCTCCAGGCCACAACTTATTACACATCGTACATACATTATTTTTATCTAAGGTTCCCGACTTAAACCCCTCAGAAAGACATACTGCACATTTGTTCTCTTCCATTTTCTATCTCCTTTAATCTTCAATAGCCAAAACCATATTTTCACTTATGATGATATAACCCTCATCGCCTATAACTGGGTACTCCCCTAAGTGCGGAGGGGGAGGGGGGAATATCACAATATCCCCTTCTTTAATATCTTCCTCTATTTTGGGGCCAACTTTAATTACCCTGCCTCTGAACCAATCATCCTGAACCGAGTCTGGAAGTATAACCTTTCCAAGTTGCTCCCTTGTTAGTCTCTCAACTAAAATGTTCTTATATAATGGTTTCATCTAACTGTCCCCTTAAAAAATTTTATTTAATTTCGCCCCTTGAAATCTTTGGGAGAAAACTCGGCGAAGTTCGCCTGCTTCATCATCTTTAATTTTTCTGGTCTATTTTTTATCAGTGGGCGGTAACTGTGTCCAAATTTTTTCCATTCTACGCCTGGGTGAAGTCGCTTAGCCTCCTCAATCTGTGTCTCCGAAACCCCTAATGTTGCTGAATATCTGGGGTTTTCCCCATAAGTAATATTAACTACTTCACCTCTTGAACCTGGGTCTTGAACAGAATATCTCTCGACACACTTTCCAATTAAAGCGTTTCCACATATATTACAATTACCATAAGCCCCTCTACCAACAGGCATAAAATATTTATCACACTTAGAACAATATGTTCTTACAACATAAGTTGCCATTACGCTGACCCCACTATAAGATAATCTACTGTGACCACTTCAGTACCATCCTCGTTCTTTATAAATATACCATCTGTACCATCATTATCTGGTTTCAGGATTCTACACTCTCCTTCGGGCACAGATTGGTCTTTAGCAAATGAAGCATTATCAGCACAATCTGTATCAATAAGAAGGTCATTAGATGTTGCTTTTATAATAACCAACTCTACTGTACTTATCCCACAGAGGTTCAAAGCCTCAGCATTATTGGTGGCTGCCTGAATTTGCCGGTTAAGAACCGCTTTTAGAACTGTTCCTGTTACTGCAAACTTTTCAGCAAAAACTAAACCTTCGCCCAAACCACTAACTTCCGCAATTATACTCACATCACATGCTGCTGCCATTATTTTACCCCTATTAAATTATTACTTAGCAACCTCAAATTTCGTACTTTTCCTAAGTCTGTTATAAAAATCTTTTCAATTTTAAGCCCCCATCCTTTAGCTGCCTCTTTTAATCCTTTAAGAATTTCCTCTTTAAGGGTATCAATATTTTGACATTCAATTAGAGATTTACTATGTACAAAATTAAAAACTATTCCTAAAGAAATTGTTTCAATAGCTTTATCAATATCTTGAACATTCTCAATAGCTTTCTTTATGTCTTTAATACTATATTGAATTGCCCCACTAATAATTATATCTTTATTATCTTTAGTACGAATTGACTGAGTTCTTAAATCAACAACCTGTGTTTGAATTTCCAACCAAATTACCCGTTGAATTAAAGGCCAATATATGTACCAACCAGTTTGCTTTGACTTACAATACTTCCCAAATGTTACTCTAATAGCCGCCTCATAAGAAGTTAAAATAAGGATTCTGGGAAAGATAGATAATAGCCTATCAAATATTACCTTTAACCATTCCATTAATACTTTTTCTTTCTACGAAGTTTTATCTTATGTAGTGTTCCATAAATATATGCTTCTTTACGCTCGCCAGTAAGTCCTGCTTTTTTAGCCGACCGTTTTAGTTTTCTATGTTCCTCTTTTGGCATTACTTAATCTCTTCCAATGCTTTTATAGCATCATACTTTTCCAACGATAACTCGATAACTTCTGCTCGTACAAAATAACTCATACCCTGCGAATAGTTATACCCCCAAGAACATATACCCAAAATATTTCCCCATTTATCAAACAAAGGGCAACCTGAGTTTCCACCATTAATTGCCGTATCAGTAATAACCATATTTTTAGTATTCATAAAACCATCATGGGCATTAATAGCTGATATAATACCTTTAGTTAGTATTGGAAATACCCCGAAGGGATTACCATAAGCCCAAACCCCTTCACCAAGTTTGGCATCATCAAAAAACAGTCTACTTTCAACATCGTTAGTGTCAACTTCAATAAATCCAATATCTGCCTCTGTCTCTAAATACCAAGATTTTGCCTCATACTCTTTACCGTCAATAGTAAATATCTTAGCACTACCTATACCATCTACAATATGACCCGCCGTAAGGATTAGATTGTCTCTAATAAACACCCCACTTCCCTCCTTGCCGGTAGGACGACAATACTCATCATAGTATGCAGCATATTCAACTTCACATTTAATTTGAACTACATTACTTAACGGTAATTTTGGCATTACGTTATTAGGTATAAATGAAGCAAGTAAACCAACAAGAATCAATATTATTACTATTTCAAACAAACCTATCTTTTTCATTTTGTTCCCCCACCAGTTCGTTGTTGCTGTTGGTTCATATTAGCGGTTCTCGATGGTTCAGACGCACCGAATGTATCATTTTGCTGACCAGGTGATTTACTTCCCACATTTGGCCCTTTAGGTCTTTGTTCCTGTCCAAGTGGCTGCATTTGATAGCCAATTCCTGCCAACTCATGTGGTATTGCTGTACGATAAAACTGATTAAAGTTTTCAAATCCCATATAATCACTAAGGATTCTCGTAACCGTAGGTACATCAAGCTCTGCACCCTGCTGTGCAGCAAATTGATACGTTGGTAATACCCATTGGGTCATAAATCCCATAAGTTTCTGAGCCAATACTTCTGGTGATGTTCTCTGCGTGGAGTACGGGGTAATCTTAAACACAAAATCATAAAAATCCCCAACTTTATCGGCAGAAGAAAATACCTTCGGTAACTCCCCCACACCTGGTATATGGTGCATTAAAGGTATATACTCGGAAGGGTCTTGCAATACCTTGTATGCCAATTTATTTATAATGCTCGTCATAAATCCTTGAAAGCGAGTGTGCATATTATTTACAATACGAGATGCGTTTTGAAATACCATTTGCTCCTGACCGAGTGTTGGGGCCTGAGCACCACGCCCTGCAAGAACATCTGGGTTAGCTCCTGTTTTGGTAAATGCTTGTTCAGCAAAATTCATCCAATTATAATTTTCGGGATTCACACCACCCAACGATTCTTTCTTTATTTCACCAGCAGTGCTCATCTCCATCACATCAAGATTTTTAGCACTTGTTATTTTCTTTCCTAACTCTGTGTGTCCTGGCGGTACAAATAATAAGTCTTTTTGGCTTTCAGCTTGTTCTCTTGCAGTTTGAGCCATAATATTCATTGTAACATCTAAGTCATGCCACGCCCACGCGGGGGGAATAGGATATGTAGTACCTGGGAAGAACTTGTACCCCAAGAAATCATAAGGAGAACCACCAGGGCCATCTTCCTCAACAGTATGAAGAACCTTAGCTGCTTTACCATATGGCATTATTGTAATAGTAATTCCCTCATCATATAAATATAAATCTATAAAAGATGTATATTCTCTTAGAGATAGTCTGTTTATATCCCACTCACCATTTGAAATCTTTTCAGGGTGGTAATCGGAAGTTAATTTACAATCAGAAGATATATCATCTGCATATTTAGAGTACAAGTCTTTAGCATATTCTGTAGGAAGTTTATAAATATCCCCTTCGATAATAAAATCATCCCTTGTCTTAGCCGCCACGTCTCCTATATAATCTGCATCATCAATAACACGTACTACATTATTACCATACTTTATAGCATTATCATCAAGATTTATAACTCTGTCATATTCGGTAAACGTTCTGGTAATTCCAGCACCGAACATAGAGTTTATAGCGGCAGGAATCAATGTCCTCTCCGCAAAATTCATTTTATCAAGAATGAAGTTTAATGCTAACTGAGTGGTAAAAGCCCAAGGCCTACAATTCGCTATCTTTGTATCAACAAGAACCTTTGGGTTGCCCTCAACAAGATAAGGGACTATGGTAAATACTCCCCTGTCGATAAGGTTTATAAGATGTTGACGACTGTAATTTGAACCAAAAAACCCACTTGCCCACAATGCAAGAAGCTTCTGTCGCTTCTCCAAAGCAGTTTCCTGTCGCTTTTGCCACGCTCTTGTCAGACGTTGTACCCGCTTCTCAAACCTATTGTCCTCGCCGCCTTGGTTGTTATATAAGTAACTTTTTGTGTTTTTAGGCATTTATCAAACTTTCTTGATAAAAAAATTTTAACTATCAAAATAAATATCTACGAGTCTCAAACCCACTCTTTTCTTTGTTTAATTCTTCATTGACTTTATTGTATCTCGCTTGAAAGGAGTTTACTGGTGGAGTCTCTGCTTCTTCCCACTTACCTACCAACTGTTCCCTACAAGCTAATACAGCCAGTCCCGCAGTTATAACCCTGTCACCATGCCTCTCCAAAGCACCAGTGCTTAAATCAACCTTCTTGGAAACTACTGCACCAACCCCACTATCTCTAAATACATAATCGAATAACTCATCCAGTAGGTCTTTATCGTGAATTATAATTGATTTATACTCACCTATATCCTCAGTAAGACCACCACTTAATGCTATTGCAAGTTCTCCTAACAAAGCGTCTTTGGCCTTAGCGTGTCCAATCCAACCCCATTTCTGAACCTGCTTACGGGTTTTAGAGTCCTCTCTACGTTGAGTATAAATATATGGGTATCGGTGAAATACAAGACGATTAGTGAACATAGTGCCGCAACCGCCACCAGTATCCCAAATAATATAGGACGACCTTATTCCACCACACCAATATGCCATCCCTATGGCTATATCAGCCAACTCTTCTGGCTTAGTGTTAGCATCTGCCCACGACCCTACTTGTTCGTAGGTATTCCTATCATATACCATTATAGCAGAATTAGCAGAACCCAACCCATATGATGGGTCAACTGCAATAATATAATTATGTCGTTGTTCCGGCCTTCCAAAAGGTAGTTTTCCCCACCATTTGAATCTCCCCATTATTCCAGGAATAAATTGTATATTCTCAGTATTCATTACACCATTAGAATACTGTGAGATTAGTAACTCTCCCCTATAATCAGGCTCTCTGATGTCCTTCTTTCTAATCTCCTCAAGAACAGTATGGTCAAAAGGGGTATCGGCTGAACCTAAAGCTACAGCCAGACAATTACAGAAAAAGTCTCTTTTATTGCCCCGCCTTTTTCTTTCCTGTTCATCTAACCAGGGACTACGATATGGAGAAGGTAAACCCTTTAGACCGTCTGCTACCATCAACTTCTTTAAATGGTCAGGCATAGCCTTATAATCAACTTTAATTGATTTCTGGTCTTTGTAAAGTATAGTACTCATTAGTTTATAACGTATTCTAAAACCTCTGGGTGGTTCTGTCTCCACCATTCAACATCAATTAAAGTAATCTCCCCCCTGTCTTTCGTTTCATATAAGCCAGGAGCCTCTACTGGCGAGTCATACCATATTAACTCTATAAATTCCGTTGTTTCTTTATTTAAACAAAGATTAAAGGGGTGGTTTAAACCATACCAATGTGTAGACGAATATATAACACAGTCAGCTACATCATGTATTGAACCCTCAATAGACTTTGCAGTTGCAGTATCAAGTCTCCCAAACTCATCCAAAAGAAGGGCTGTTCCCCTACTACCTGCCGCAAAGTTCTCATTTGTAGTATCACCTGAGAATGAAGAATTAGTAGCAGGAATAACTAAATTCATATCCTTTCGACACTTTTTAGGGTCATAGCCTGTTAATTCAAGCCACCAGGATGGTAAGCAACTGAACACAGAATCTATCTTAGCAAATAAAGTAGTCGGGTCGCCTGAGTTATCAACCAATTCCTTCTTTCTTGACCCGATAATAAAATGTGAATCTAATTCTAATAACGCTTTTGCAGCAAACAACTTACAACAAATCTCTGATGCCCCCTGTTTTCTGCTCTTATTCAGACCCGCATCCCGTTTATTATCTATACACCAGTTCAGCCGCTCAACTGCGGGTATCTGTGCTGGTCGTAGTATAAACGGCTGATTCCTTTCACCGGGCATTAATTGTGGATTTATAGTCCACGCCGTACTTGAAAAAAAGATAGGGTAATACCTTCTACATAACTCAAGGAATACTTGTTGTAAGGTTTTGTCGGTTGCAAGTAACTTATGCAACTCAATCCTAAACTTTATATTTTCCTGTATTTGAGTAGGTATTTCCCTATAAAACCCCTCTGGGCTATCAAATATCTTAGCTTTGGGTTTTGACATCTATAGCTTCCAATAATTTTCCAGCGAAACTCTCTATCTCTTTTTGGGCTATTTCTTTAATTTCAATAGTCTTTTTATTTATTTCAATTCTCTGTGTCTCCTGAAAATACTCTGGTAGGCGGCACTTAAGGAGAAATCGCAGTAAAGCTTCGTTAGGTAGTGCCCTTTTGGTTTTAACCTTTTTGCCACTCCTAACATTCCTCATTTTGGGACGGCCAACACTATCATAACCATCAGGTATTTTTATAAAGTTTTCATCTATCTCCTCATAATCATAGCCTAAAGCTGTTTTAACCGCCGCAGTTATAAGAGCTATATCTGCACGCTGTCGAGCAATCTCAATAAACTCATCGACAGTGGTACATTCGACCTTGAGGTCTTTAAGCCACTTCAAGGAATCTTCGCCAAGAGCACCAATGATAACCCCTATATCTGCGATATTTTGATTATTTTCAAGCAGGTCTTTAGCAACCAGTGCCATAGCCGCTAAAGTATCTTTTTTAGGTCTTGCCATTATTTTTCCAAACCCTTGTATAATTCATCCTGAACAATGTTATTTAATACATATAATACATTTTCATACAAATAGTCATACGTAGCTCTACTTATATTGTCCTCAGAATATAAACATCCAAAATATGATATAGTTTCTTTTAACTTATATTCAGCATTACTTAATAACAGCTCTCTATTTTCTCTTTTTGTCATTTCTCTGTCTCCAAATAGAATTCCACATTGGTACAACATACTATATTTAGTGTCATATATAGCTCTGCTTATTAAGACACTTAGGGATACAGATTATATTATTAATTTCATTTAATTAATTGCTTTAGCAATTTACGTGGCGGCTATGATTAGCCACGTATCTTTTGAGGTTATATTAAAAATAATATAGTCCCCCCGTACTTACCCCAGATTTGGGGGGGTTTTTGGGGATATTGGGGGTAATAAAATAAAAATAAGTCGGACTATAATCTCATAAGTGTTTATTATATAAGTAGTAAAAAATGTTCAATAAATTTTATAATGTTGTTAAGAACTAACTCTCTAATGTAGTCCATATTTCTAATTTTTTATAGACAGGTATATTGTAAAGTATATTTTAATTTAGTATTAATTATATTATTCTGAAATATAGCATAGCTGTAATTTGGTAGTTTTATTAAGTCCTATATTATTACAGATTATGGTACAAAAATATGTGATATTATAGGGTTTATTTGTATAAACTATTTATGAAATCGGACGTTAATAGGTTATGTCAAGGTAATTATAGGATACAAAATATGGAAAATATAGTTGTAGGTTTTGGGTGTCTATACACCTCCCCTACCTGTTCTATTTACATCTCCCTACCCCTCCCCTGCCGTTATAATCAATACAAACCGTATAAGTGGTAGCTTGGCTATCTTTGTTTGATAATCACTTAACAAGATGAAATATACCTAATGTTGTTAGATAATCACTTAACTTTACGTCCTATATATAAAGGTCTATCTATAATGGTTAGGGGGGTTGTAGTGGTTGTGTGGGTTGTAAGTGGACTCACCATTTTATATCAATTATTCACACTATATCAATCATTCACAATATATCAATACTATCACTTATATCACTTGTTGCTTGTCCTATTATATGCACATTTGTTGTTTACTAACCACTTAACATTCTAATAAGTTAAGCAAAAATAAATTTAAGGTTTTATTTGCATTTCCCTGATAATGTGTTACACTTTAGGTATGGCTATAACACTATTGACAATTTGTTTAGTGTATCTTTTGGCCTGGCGTAGTATCGATAGACGAACATACATTGACAGACGCATAGAGCAATATAAACAAGATGTAGGTTGTTATCTATTAGAGAGTTGACTATGATTAAAAGAATATGCAACAGTATCGGATTTGATTATAGTATCGTGATATTGACAGTTTTAACTTATTTAGCCCTGCTATAAAAGGTGCTATAAAAGGATAGCAAATGAACATCAAATTGTATAAAAAGCAATATGAGTTTGAATGTATCTGCGGCCATGTATGGATAGACGATACTAATAACGGCTGCCCCATGTGTGGGGAGAAGATACAAATAATCACTGAATCATATGATAGTTTACCGCCAGAAGGTTTTAGCAAACACCAAAAGAAAAAATAAATTTTTAATTTGCATTTTTCGATTTATGTATTATACTTTGTATAGACAAGGTTATTTGACAATTTAATATGTATCGTATAAAAATGGATTTTGTGAAACGAGAAAAAAACTAAAAACAATATTGTTTTATTTAGGGGATTTAGAAATGGCTAAAGAGAAAAAAGACAGAGGAGCACTTGTCACTATTGACGTTATCAAGGGCAAGTGTAAAGATTGTGGCAAGGAATATGAGGCCAATAAAATGATTTATGAAAATGAAGAGGTTATTACACCGCAGCGTTGTGTCCCTTGTCAAACAGCACACTTGACAAACCTACGTGTTAATAAGACAATCAAGGATTTTACTTTGCTTGGCAATTTGAAAAACCGGCTTTCAGATATTCAACGTGAAGCCATCCTTGAAAGTCTATCACAGCAGTTCAAAGTGCTTGTTGATAGATACTCCGGCACTGCCGTCAAAGCCAGTGCTTTCGACCTAAAGAAAATCAAAGCCTAATAGTGTGCAATACTGTACTATATGGTAGATACCACTATATAGTACAGATTTATACACTATTAAACTATAATTAAACTATGAGGTATATAATATGGAAAAACCAGAACAGAAAAAACCCAAACAAAAACTATATAATTATAGCAACAATGTAATCAATGGCAATCTATGTAATGAGTGCCTAAATAATAAAAGATGTAAAGATACTGGCTGTCCAGTGCATAAATGGCGTAGAAATGGAGAGTAGATAATATGTACACAATAGCAATAGGAAATAGTATAGTAAAAAGGTACAAGTGCCAATGGCATAATTGGAACGGGAAGTATTATGTTGCAAAGACAAAGATACTTCATGCTATATCATTACAAAGCGTAAAAGACAAAGCTATACAGTTATTCGGTAGTAAGCCAGATAATATCCGAAGGATATAATACAAGTAAATTACAGAGTAATTTCCAGATAATATACAGAGAATATAACATGAAAATATATGAATTAGAGATAAGAATAAAAGACCGTTTCACTGCTAAGAGTGAGAAAGAAGCAAAAAAAGAGATGGCAAAACGCCTACAACATATATTAAAAAATGAAGATATATTTTGGCGTGTTCAGTTAATAACTACTCATGAGGTATAAATATGAAAAATAATCAATTAGTTTTCGGTTACATAGATAGTTTTGGAGAGTATGTAGGAAGTTTCTGGCAACTAAGTATACGTTCAAGATTATGTTGGTTACTTGGCCATGTAGAATTTCCCTCTTCTGATAAAACTCTAAAGGAGCTAAAAGATAGCATATATAAATATCACAGTGGGGACTTAAAAGGTAAATACTTCTGTGGTAAGTGTTATAAAAAGGTAAAACTACCATTATGGTATAGAATAATATCCAGATAATATACAAAGAGTATAAATATGAGGGACTAAAAATGATTACTGAACAGGAACTACAAGACGAAATAAAGAGAGCATATCTGGATTTATCTCCTGTGGAACTCGTTGAAGAATATAATAGGATGTTTGGAACAGATTATATAGTTGATGATATAATATGGGAGTAAAATGAAAACATTATTGACAGAGGTAAAACTATGTTCAGCTTAAACAAAGAAGTCAATCGACTACAACAATTACAACATAATAAAATATATGGCTTGTCATATAGGCCAAAACAACATAACCCTAAAGTATCTCATATAGACGGTACAATATATGAAATGCAGGCTATACAAGAGGGGCTATCGATACCACGTAGTTTTCATAATCACTCTAAAGATTTTGGTAAGCGATTAAGAAAATCCAAAGGTGAGTATCACAGACCTGGCGGTGGATTCGCAGGTCATACTATTAAAGGGGATATAAAATGTATAGGCTGCTAATGAAAGAACATTCGCATACATGGGATTTTGTTGGAGAAATAGGTATAGCATTAGCCATGATAACATCATGGACACAAAACACCTCTATATTATGGGCTATTTTACATGGTATGTGTGGTTGGTTTTACGTGATATATTATGCCATTGTTTATTAAAGGATAAATTATGTATAAATGTGATAAATGTGGTAAATTATCAGAACCAAAGGAAAGATGCAATATTACCCCTTGTGAGATTAGAACAAAGCATTATCCAAACGGTACAACAGGGACAGAAATTGTCAAGGAGAGAAAACTGTGTATTGATTGTTTTAAGGGGGTAAACCATGCCTACAACAGCAACAAAGAATAAAGTTGACACGAATGATACGAGCTACGCTGATATATCTGCTATCTACGATAGAATATATGATATTGCAGATAGGTTGTTTAAGAAACATAACCCTTGTAATATACATATTAAAAATAAAATAGTCTTATGCAATGAATTCCCACACATAGAAAACAATAAGTTTTCTCAACAATGTAATTCCTTATTGTGTTGTGGTGGATGTAAGCATAAGTCTATGACAGGCTGTACCATTAAATGTTTACCGTGTAAGCTATTTTTCTGTTCTTATATTAGGCAATATAATGAAAAATTGAGTAAACGACTTCTTAGATTAAAAAGATTTACTGCAAAACAAGGAATAGATACTCGTGCTTATTTTCACACAAAAAGCGAGGTTCTTGAGATTTCAGAAAATCGTAGAAAAAAGAACCTACTATAAAATCTAAAGGAGATTTTATGATAGACAGATGGAAATTGTATGATTTAATTTATGACAAAGCGGATAAACTGCTTAAACAATACAACCCCTGTAATATCAGAACAGAAAATGGTACACTTATCTGCAATAATAAATATATGTGTGATAGTTATGGCGAGAGCTTGTGTTGTGAAGATTGTGAATACTTAGGAAATAGTGGGTGTACTACTAAATGCTTAGCTTGTAAAGTAGCACTGTGTAGATGTGAAAATAGAGGTTGGATTTCAAGAGAGAAATTTGACGAATGTTGTGAGTGTATAAGTGCGAGCATAGAGTTTAAGAATAAAATGTACAAACTGGTTAGAATTACACAAAAATATAGTTTATTTGTGTTGCGTGCCAGTAAAAAAGAAACATTCGAGCGTTAGCCTATTTCAGAAAATTATCAATGGATAAAATTTTAAGGGGATAGAAATGAACAACAAAACAAATAACAATAATAAACCTGTACAGTTTACTGAATTAAACCCTAAAGATATAACATTACAGGAAGATTTACTTATTGATTTAATGGTTGAAAATAGTGTTAGTCTTGGGTTTAGTGAGGAAAATTGTAAAATAGTAAACAAAGCCAAACACATATTTTGTAGAACATTTGGCTAAACAAGTAAACCACCTATAATATCAATGGATATTATAGTTTGTTCAATAAAGGCATTAGTCTTATATTGAACGGGGGAGGTCGTCTAACGGTATAGGACGCTTGTTACTGACAAGTAATGCAGGTTCAATCCCTGTCCTCCCCATTTAATGTTATTGATTATTATTTATGGTACGGAGATGTAACAATGAGAGAGGTTAAGAAATTGGATGCACAACTTACTTTGCATATATGGCCATCAACTGGAATTCATTACGCTTACTTTAAAAATAATTATATTGGTCAAATAGACTCTCTTGGTAATAGTTGTATGAGAACCAAGGAAATGCAAAAAGCATTAAATTTCTATGTCAAAAACAAGGTTAGAATTGTTGTTTTAACAGATAAAAATAATAAAATATATGCAAGAGCATTATTGTGGGACAATGTAAAAAGTAAAAAATGGAAAATCAAAAAATGTACATATTTAGATAGGGTTTATTATGTTAAAAGTAGTTATGCTCCATTATTTTGGGACATGGCAGAAAAAAAGAAATGGCTATTCTACCCAAGTACCAGTGCAGGAGATGCAGAAACATATTTTTACAAAGATGATATAACAATAGAAGGGATAACACATTTACCGTATACTGATACTTTTAGATATTTATTTTACAAAGATAATATTATTACATCGGGGCATCGTAAATCTGTTGAAGGAAATGATAAACTCGATAAAATAAAACACCCTCGTTTTAGCCTCTCACTAACAACAACAGCAGTTTATGGGTATCATAGAGAAATAGACCCAAACAGTTTACAGGAAGCAATTACTGCTAATTGGGTGTCAAAAAGGGATTGTGTTTTTATAAAAAAGTATGATGGGTATGTATTGAAAAGAAATATCGTTGATATAAATGGAGCATATTATAGTACACACGATAAAGACATTTGCAATACACAACTCGATGGTTGGATATTAAAAAGTAATTCTGTTAAGGAGGCTATAACAGGTATAAAAATAGACAAAACTAAAGCCATCGATACCAAAAAGTATAAAGGTTTTGTTCACAAATCAAATATAGTAAAAATACATAATGAGATATACCATAAACAAGACCCAGAAATTATTATGTATGATGGAAAAGGATACCATATTTCACAGTGTTTTATAAACTACAATCGAGAAAAGGTAAATAAAGAAATTGAAGAACTATTTAACGGCGAAGGGGGGGCTACAGCAGAAAAACAACAACTAATATTTTTTGATTCTACGTTTCCTTATATACCATACGAAGATGTTATGGCAGAAAAGCCTTTTATACCTAAAGAATGTACAACAATAGTATATAACCTCTTTTACAACCCAATATTAGAAAAAGTGGAATACCAAGAAGTATATTACTTAACATCAGCTATAAAAACAATGGTTATGGAAAATAGTCTCACTAAACTTGCTACGGGGGAACTTATAATAAATAATGCTAAAAACAGGGAAAACGTAAAAAAGTTTAATAAAAAATACTACCTTAGAAGTTCATTTGAACAGCCCAATAAAAATCAATCATTGTTATTTGACGCAAAAGGACAATAAAATGGAACAGTATATAGATACAGAATCATATAATACATTACTTGGGTTACTAAAAGTTCAATCCAATAGTGAAAATGAAAAACTAATGGTATTGTACCTTGATAAAGAATTACATAAGCTAAATTTAGATTACGGAATTGACTCCGCAGGAAATATATTAGTCATTAAGGGGAAATCAAAAACCTATCCATGTGTAGTATCACATATGGACACTGTTCATAGTTTTGTATCCGATTTTACTATTTATACAAGACAAAAGAATAAAGATATATTATTTGCCAAAAGTAATAAACAAAAAGTAGGTATAGGCGGTGATGATAAGTGTGGTATATTTGCTTGCTTATATTTATTAAAGGTTGTACCCGAAATAAAAGTTGTATTTTTCTCAAGAGAAGAAGTAGGTTGTAAAGGAAGTGATAAAGTAAACCATAGGTTTTTTGATGATTGCAGGTATATTATTCAGTTAGACAGGAAGGGCAATAAAGATTTTATTCAAGCATATTGTGGTAAAAAAACTGTATCTCATACCTTTTCATCTGAAATTGGAGCAGTAAAGAAGAAGTATCACTATAAAACAGCAATAGGTACTGTTACGGATGTAATGAAATTATGGAATAACAGAATAGGTATATCTTGTATTAACTTATCTTGTGGGTTTTATAACCCCCACTCACCCTCTGAATATATCTCTATAAAAGATTTATGGCATAGTATTAAATTTACTAAAGAAATAATACAAACATTAAAACCTAAACGATATACTTCACTACCAGCAAAGATTGTTACTACTTATAATAACTTTAATTATAAAAATGATTGGAGTAAAACTAAAAAATGTGAAAAATGTGGTGAATGGAAAAAATTATATTCGTTCTCTTCATACACCTACAATACTACCACGAAGGATAAGGAGTATGGCAATGTTTGTTGGCAGTGTAAACAAAAAGAGAAAAACAAAAAGAATAGTAGCCCCAATATAATACCTAAAGACAGCTATACTTGTCTGTCATGTGGTGAGAAATTAACAAAAACCAGTGGGGTAATTAGAAGTATAAATGGAAAATTGTATTGTCCAACTTGTGCTATAAATGCGACATCTTTAATCTGTAATCTATGCCGAGAGTTTATACCAGATAATGATTTTGAAATTAGAGATGGTGAAAAGATTTGCTCTTTGTGCTGTGAAAAATTAGATGCTATGACAAAAGAGTTATTGGGTACTCGTATTTGTGAAGAATGTAAAGCAATTATACCACCACAGGCAACAAAGATAACTAAAAGTGGAAAACCAATATGTATAAATTGTGCTATCTCTAACAAATCACTTAATCGTTATTAGGAGGATTGATATATGCAATTCAAAAAAGTAGGTACATATCGACCGATTAGCAAGGATGATAAAAAAATAACTAAAAGGGAACGTAGGCTTGGTCGTGTTGTGGTTGATAAACAAGTTAATTATACTAAATCAGAGTGGAAAGCCAAAAAATATAAAGAGGCTGAAGCTCGCAATTAGTTTAATAATTACCTAACAAAATTAATTAGATAAGTATTTAACAAACCCATTTTAAGGAGCTATAAAGTGGAATTTAAAATAAAAGTGGGATTTAAAATAGGTGATAAGGTTAGATATGTTGGAATAACCCCACAATTATGTGGGTTAACAGGAAAAATAACTGGAAAATATTTTGATACGTATTGTGTTAGTTGCGAAACCATAACTACCTTACCAACTTTTAGTCGTGCAGTAGGTACGAGTCGGTGGTTCAAAAAGTATGATATTGTTATAATTCCTCCAAAAAAGCAGTTAATGTTTAATTTTATGGAGCAAAATAGATATTAGGTACAATTATGACTAAAAAACAAAAAACAACATTATTATTATTCGCACAAAACTATTCATTAAGGGTTATAGCAGAAAAACAAGGTGTATGTTTAGCGACTATACGAGAAAGAATAGAGTCGCTTAGTAAAAATCACTCTAAGGAGTTTAACAATGCCGCTAACCTTCGTAAAACTTATAAAAGAAACCAAGAATCAATAAGAAATGCCTATTATTTTGATTATGAAAGTGAAGATTTAGCAATACGACAGAAATTTTAGGTATTAAAGTTATAACCGATACAATCGTTAGATAAAAGTTGAGAAAATTACAAAAAATTATAATATTTATTTTTTATCGGGCGTAAAAACCCCCCCAAATCTGGGGTAAGTACAGAGGGGCATATTATTATATATTACCTAAGTGCTTATATAAACAAAGTTATATATAGCACATAAATATAATAAAGTACTTATATAAACAAAGTTATATATAGTACTAAATATAATAAGTTATATATATATATATATACAGGAATTATATAGGGGGTAGTATTATGGCTTACACAAAAGAGGAAATTAAGAGTTTTGCAGAAAAGGATATGCGAATAAGTAAATTAGCAATAGTAAAAAGTTTAATTGAAAAATTACCTTTGGAGGATGTTTATGACGTTGAAAAGATTACTACATTAGCAGAAAAATATGTTAATTATGTCTATTTGGAGCATAAAAGTGTTAAGGATGATTCAAAAAGGGATACCAAACATGAGCCAAATTGGGAACAATTAGCAATAGGATTAAATCTTGCTGTACCTAATAGCCAAAGCATAAAGATACTTAATCTGATAATGGATGAGTATAAAAAGGCGTATAAAGCAAGTGCTAATCCTAAAAAGGTTCTTGTTCACATTCTTGGTAAGTTTGGTAAATATCCCGCCAAAACAGAAAGTGTAAAAATTGTATTAGATTCCTTAAAAGGAGCAAGCAATGAGTAAAATGACAGTAAAGTTGAATGGTAAAAAGGTTGTTATTGATACCGACAAGCCAAAAGTAGCCAATGCTTTAGCTAAGTTAGTTGAAGCATGTTCAGCACAAACATTTCCAATCGGTTTATCCCTGAAACATGAAAACGGTGATGTTTATGTACTTTGCCGAATTAAACAATCTAACGGTCAGTTTCGTGCATATCTCATCAACACAGATACGGGTATTGCACGTAATAGCCGTAAGGTTGTAATGGTTCAGGAACCCTCGAATGGTAGAGGTTATGTTGAAGATGTACCGGCAGAAAAGGATAAGTTTTATAATCCTGACGGTTCCGGCGAGTTTATTGATTGCTAAAATTTAGTAATCAATGTCTATTGAGATAAAGGCACAGAGATATATGGAAATTATCTGTGCCTTTTATTGCAATCATATATTATTAAATTATTATGAAAAAGCCTAAACACTTACCAATGATAGGTACTAAAGTTAAGTTTGTTCACCCTAAAATAGATACGGGGTTGCTCGGAAAGTTTGCAGGTATGATTGGTAGTAGCCCTATTGTGTATTTACCAGAGTCTAATAAAACGAGTTTTCTCACCCCTAGTGGTATTACAGGAACGTGGATATGTTCTTGGGGTAATATAGAACTAATAAGAGGGCAGTTATTATTTAATTTTATGAAACAATAGAAAGGAAATTATTATGAGTAGTAGTGCACCAGAAAAAACAATTAAAGTAGGTGGTATTCAATTAAGTCTTTGGGCAAATAGTACCAGTAAGGGTACATTCTATAGTATAACTATTGATAAATCATATAAAGATGGCGAAACGTGGAAACGAACAAAGAGCTTTAAGCCAGCAGATTTAGTAAAGGTGCAACTTGGTATTACTAAAATTCTTGAATATCTTTATGTTAAAGATGTTATAACGCCTGTGCGTGAGCAAGATGGTTCTCCAACAGGGGACACACCATTTTAAGGTAAAATTATGGCAATTAAACAATACCCAGTAGGAACCAGGATTAGATTTATTTATAACTCAGAAGATTATAACAAGATAGGTACAATAGTTGGGTTACAACATAATGGTAATCCTATCATATTTTTGCCGACTGCCGATAAACATGTGGATGGGTATTATCCTGTACTGCTAGACGGTACTAAATTTACGTGGAGATGTAGTTGGCAGCATGTAGAACTATTGGCATTACCAAACCGACAAATATTATTTGGTTTTATGTATAATGGCTAAAGTAAATAAACCACAATCGGAAGAAGATGTTTTTGAAGTTATGAAGGAATATTCTAAAAAGAAAGGGTACTCCTTTAGCAATACACAGTTAGACTATATGGCACAAAATTGTTATTTATATTTTGAGAGTAAGGGGTGGAAAGGAATAGCGTATTGGCCTGCTGTAGCTATGCGATGGGTACTTAATAACTTAGATAAACAGTATAAGGTTTCTCACAAACCTAAATTTCAGGGTAAATCTGTTAAAGATAAAATAATTGAAATGGAACGGGAAAATGAAATTTAATAATGGTGATAAAGTAAAAGTTATTAAACCCATTTCTACGGGTAGGTGTGCGTGGGTTTCTCCTGCAATGGATGAATTTGTAGGAAAAACAGTTACTATTACAGGTACAAGTGATTATGGAAACTATTTTGTTAAGGAGACAGAATGGGTTTTTCCACTACAAAGTTTGTCATTATCAAGGAAACAAACATTATTTGATTTTATGTACCGAGTGTAGTTTAGATTAAAGATATTATGAGGTATTGCTATGAATGTTACCACCCGTTTTGCACCTTCCCCAACAGGCTCTTTGCATGTAGGGGGTGCGAGAACAGCACTGTTTAATTGGTTATTGGCAAAGCACAATAACGGAAGATTTATCTTACGTATTGAGGATACAGACCGCAAAAGACATCAAGAGAAAGCTGTTGCTATTATTATGGAAGATTTACAATGGCTTGGGTTAGATTGGTGTGATAAGGTAGAGTGTCAATCTAATAACTTAGATATTTATAATTTATATATAGATAAATTATTAGACAGTAATCTTGCATATATAAAATCAGATACACAGGCTGTATTTCTTGGAGTACCACATAATCAAAATATAACTGTACATGATACGATTGTTGGTAGTGTAACAGTTAGCACTAAAGGTATGAAGAATTTTGTTATACGAAAAAGTGATGGTTTTCCTACATATAACTTTGCCTGTGTGATAGATGATTATAAAATGAATATAACGCATGTAATACGTGGCAAAGAGCACCTTAATAATTGTATACCACAACAAATAATTAGAAATTCTCTTGAAATAAAGAATACCCCAATTTATTCTCATGTATCAATAATACTTAACATGGATGGTAGTAAGATGAGTAAGCGTAACGATAATAAAGTTAATGTTAAAGATTATAGGGATAGTGGTATATTACCAGAAGCTCTACTAAACTATCTTGTGTTGTTAGGATGGAGTATTGGTGGTAATAAGGAAATAATCAGTTTAGACGATTTGGTAAGTATTTTTTCTATTGATAGGTTTAAAAAATCTAATAGTAAATTTGATGATAAAAAGCTTCAATCATTTAATCGTAAATATAAGAACAAATACTTACATAGTAAAGGATTCAGAAATGAAATTTAGGGTTGGACAATTAGTAGAGCTTGTTGATAATAGTTTTTTGGAGATAAATTCAGGGGCTACTGCCGTAGTGGTAAGATGTGTGGGAGAATCATTTGCTTATATAGAATGGATAGGAATATCTAAAAATAAACAAAATGAAAATGTGGCAGAACTCTATAACTCAGACCGGTTTAGACCTGCAAAGCCAATAAAAAAGCAATTATTGTTTTCCTTTATGGAGTGATACTTTAGTATGCCACTTTTTGATTTTAGAAAAAATCTTCAAGATATTAAACACAACATGGGAAAGCCTTTTGATGGTATTAAATCTGGTATTGTATCATTAGATAATTTTATTTTGGGGTTTGGTAAAGGGGAGATGTCAACAATAGGGGGTAGGCCGGGGATGGGAAAATCCAGTATGGCGAGAGATATATTGCTTAATGTAGGACAGCCAGCAGTAAATGGCAATGCCGGTGCAGCTTTATTATGCACTTTAGAAATGTCTTGTGAGGATGTAACAGAGTTGCTGGCCGCAAATTTAGCTAAAGCTGATTATCAAAGTATAAAAAGGGGTTATGCAAATAATAAAGTATTATCTAAATTTCAGGCATCACTTGAGCAATTATCTCAGTATAGTATTATAGTTAATGACGATTCGTACGTTGTACCCGATTCAATAAGAGATATTCTTAGGTTTATTGAAAAAGATGAGCCTATTGCATGTCTAATTATAGATTATTTGCAGCTTATGTCTTTGAGAAAACAGGTAGTAAATAGACAAGAGGAGGTATCAGAGATAAGTAGAGAATTAAAAGCTATAGCAAGAGAGTTTAATATTCCTGTTGTAGCTTTTTCCCAACTTAGTAGAAATGTGGAATATCGAGAATCGTCAAGACCTCGTATGACTGACTTGAGAGAAAGTGGGGCTATGGAAAATGATTCTACTAAAATTATATTGATACATAGACCAAGTTATTTTGATAAGCAATTAGACCCAAATGCAGAAGATACAGGAGAGGCAGAATTAATTGTATGTAAAAATAGGGGTGGTAGAACTGGTGTTGTAAATTGTGGGTGGATTGCACAGTGGATGAGTTTTCAGAACCTACCTAATGAGGAGAGTTTCTAATGGATAACAAAATAACTACAAAATTTAAGGTTGGAGATAAAGTAAAATTACACACTAAGTATATACATATGTTTCCACAAGGTACTAAAGTTGGAATAGTAGTTAGGATTGGTAGTCATTATGTAAGGGTTAGCTATAAGGGTTCAGGCTCACCATTTCCTTATCATCCAAAAGAAATAGAATTAGCGAGAAAACAACTAATGTTATTTGAGTTATAAATTATGAAATTCAAAATTGGTGATATAGTACGGATAGTTAAATTTTCTACCCGGTTTAGACCTGCAAAGCCAATTCGTAATAATATTGGTAAAGTATGTGAAGTTACTGGGGTGTTCTCTTATGGTTACTATGATTATAGGGTCAGATGGATGCAAAATAAAAACTGGGAGCGTCTAATGTATGCTGACGAAATAGAGAAAGTAAAGGGACAGTTATTATTTTCATTTATGTATTGTGATGTATGAAAAATTTAGATTTTGAAAAGTTAAATATCAAGTTTATAGATTCGGATAACGCATGGTCATATTGTCCTTTTCATAATGACACTATTAGACCTAATTTTTCTATATCATTAAGAGAAAAATATTATGGAAGGTATAAATGTTGGGCTTGTGGTAAAGATGGCTTATTAAATAATACTCAAATGGCTCTATTAAATTTATCAGACTCTATTAGGTACAAAAACTATTCGCAAAAATCGGCAACAAAATGGCAAGAATTTGTTTATAGTTGTTATAATAATTTAAAAAGACGTCCATTGTTAAAATTAGAGTTGACTAAACAATTAAATATAAGTACGAAAAGTTTAGATAGATGGTTAGTGGGCTATGACGGTGAGTCATTTATTATTCCAATGATTAGAGAGGATTTGAGTAAACATTACAAAGACGGTAGTTTTTGTGGAGCACAACGTAGGTTTTCAAATGGGGATAAGCGTTGTGTAAAGGATTCTTGTTTAGGACTTATTTATCCATATAATTGGGTTGGTGATTATTATATATTTATTTGTGAGGGATTTAGTGATGGCATAAATGTATGGGATTTAGGTTTACAAAGTATATCCCGCCCACATTGCCACTATACAGAAGGTATTGAAGTGTTATTCATGGATATTTTAGAAGATGTTGAACGAGTAGTTATAATACCTGATAATGATACTGTAGGAATAAAGGGGGCAGAAAAACTAAGGGGTATAATAGAAGGAATACCTTGTAATGATGATGTGGGTATTGATTACATTAGTTGTGACATATTTTCTTTTGACGGTGCTAAAGATATAAGAGAGTATATTAAATTAAAGGGTAAGGAGGTTGTTGGAAAAGAGTTATCTAAAATGATTTGACAAAGTTGTTTGAAGAAAGGAAATTTTATGGCTAAAAAGAAGAAAGTAATATTTCAGAATCATCATATTATTTATGATAGTGACAAAAATAAAGCAGTTATTCGTAGAATACGTAAAGGGTGTCATCAAATTATCACTTTAATACGGAGGTATAAATATCTTACAGATGAGGAAATTAATTGTATCCTAATAGAGTGCGAAATGAAAAGGAAATATAGGGATGGATAAATCTAAATTTAAATTGGGTGATAGAGTTTATGTTAAGAAATGGTTGGATATGCCACAGAAATTAGTGGATTGCTATGGTATAAATACCCGTAGAATTGGAAGTATAGGAACTATAAATACTGTTTATAATTCTGGGCCTGATAGGGAAGGGGAGTATCGCATTAGTTTCGATAACGATGATGCTAAAGGGGGTTTGTTTGTGTTTGAATCAGAAATAGAATTAGCCAGAAGGCAATTAATGTTATTTGAGTTATAGAAATTACAATTATAAATTTAAAAGGAGAACAAAATGAAAAAACTATTGCAAACAACAATTATAGTATTAGCAGGAATAATAACTTTAGTGTTTGTTGGTGCTGGGTGTATACAGGATATTGTTACCCCTGCTTATATAAATACAGAAGCTGCTGAATGGGCAAATGTGCCCCCCAAACTATTTATGCCATATACAACTTTATGGGATGCGAAACGAGTTGCTAATGCTATTGATTATAAATTCTCTCTTGAAAGAATTAAATGTGGGTATTATCAAAATGTTATGAACATTTCTATAGTATCAGGAGAAGAGCTTAAAAGTACTATATTTTCCCCAGATGGGATACTCTCTCTACTTATGTTTGGTGGCACTTTTACTGCTGGTAGTTACTTGATAAGTAAACCTAAAGATAGAAAAGAAATTGCTGATTTGAAAAATCAGACAAGCTAAAGCTGGGTTTTAATTGCGAAGGTATTGGCTATGTTAAAAAGTAAAACAAAATTCAAAGTAGGGGATAAAGTAAGAATACTACTATCAGCTACGGATGTGGGTGTATTGGAAGGAGAAGTTGGTAGTATCGGTAGGGTTATTAGTCTGCGTGATAGAGAAAGTTCCTGTCGAGTACAGATGTTTAAATCCCACAAGGGAAGGACGTATATTTGGAGTGTAAATTATTCTCAAATAGAACCAATATTTAAAGTAGGGCGACAACAATTATTTAGTTTTATGGAATAAAATTATGAAAGATATAGCATCAAATACATTATTTAGTATATACTTAGGCTACCCTACAAATAGGGATGATGAAACAAATTTTTATAGAGTACTACAAAATTATACGAACATAGGGGTAGAGATTTTTGCATACTTAATAGACTGGGAGAAGATGGATGGTTTGCCCAAGTGTAGAATGTATGTACCCGCTGACCATGAAGTATTTATACATTGTGCTTATAAAAGTGAGCTTTTGACAAAAGAGCAAATAAGTTCTATAAATTGTAAGATTATTGAAAACTGTAATTTATTTATACTATTTGGGGGACGAAAAATTAATGAAGAGTGCGGTGCTGTGGAGATACAGTGTGCGGAACAGAATAAAATACCTATTTATAATATGCCGGATTTAAGTCCAATGGCTATAGATGCTTTAAAACTATCAATAAAACTTATCATTAGAGCGGAGGATTAAATGGTTTGTGAAATAATAGCTATAACTATAATTACTATGTTTTGTGGTGTAATAGTAATACTATTGTATAGTAAATAATGGAGAATGAAATGAATGAATGGTTTGAAAAACTTGACGAGAAAATGAAACATAACTGGCGTTTAAGATGGTATTATCGTTGGGCAAAATTAAGATTAAACATAAGTGAATGGTATTATAAAATTACAAATAGGAGAAAAAATGAAAATACCCATAGTAATAAAAATTAGAGTATGGATAGGTATGTTAATTTACAATATTGCAGGAACCAATAAAGGAGATAAATCTTGGAAACAAATACCAAGATATAAGAAGTTCTGTTGGTGGCTTGCAAGTAAAATAATAAATTAAAAGGAGACAATCGTGCAGTGGACTAACAAATTTTCGCTTCCCGACCGTGTTATTAGAACGATTCAGGGAAAATATAAAGAACGAAAACCAGAACTAAATAGATTAAGTATCACCGATTTAATTGATGAACCTCTGCCAAGGATATTATATATAAACCATTGGGATGATATAGTAAGGGATTACTCGGATATGCTTACAATGGTACAGGGTATATCTCTGCATAGTAGGTATGAGATGTGTGCGGGGGATGATGAAGATACAGAACGTAAGTTTGAGGATGTTGTTGAAGGGATAATTGTAGTGGGTAAAGCTGATAGTTATTTTGGTGGTACTTTGTTAGAGTTAAAACAAACAGGGGTTTATGGCCCAAAATACAGATTACCCAAATGGGAGAAGCAGATGAACTGCTATGCTTGGCAAAGGCGTATACGTGAAACAGCTTCGTGGACTGGTGGGATAGAAGAAGTAAATGAATTATTAGTAGATGTGTGGTATAGGGATTGGAAACAGGGTAATATATATTGGAGAGATTATCCATCAATTCCTTATGAGTGTATTAGTTTAAACTTGTGGGACTTCAAAACACAAGATGATTATATTCATAGTCAAGTACAGAAGCATTTAGACCATCCTGTATTTGATAAACCTGAAATGTATACTAAGCCGTGTAGTGATGCCCAAAGAGGTATAAGATTTGAGGCATACAAAGGTAAGAATAAGACACCTACTAAAGTAGGTACTTTTGAGGAAGTAGAGATATGGTGTAATCAACAGAAAGAAGGGCGTTTTAAGTTTGATATACGTAAGAGTGAACCTATATTTTGTAACAGGTATTGTAAATCAAGAAGTGTATGTCCATTTGCGAAAGGGGAGTAAAAATAGCAACTTGTAGAGAATGTGGTGCAGAGCATATAGTCCAATACTATTGTGAAACCTGTGGTAATTACGGTTGTAGAGAATGTGGCGACCATTGCCCAGGATGTACTTGTGCAATGGAAGAAGTGGAGGATGAATAAAATGGGGTGGAAAAGTATGAAATGAAGTATTCCAAAAAAGAATTAGATACATTATCGAAACTTTACTATATAAGGTTTGTCTCTAAGTATAGTCTTAGCAATGCTTTATATCTTGTTAAGGAAATAAATAAACGACTTAAAAGTGAAAAGAAACGTAGAAAGGGATAGTATATGAATAAGCTACCAGTAATAATGAAAGGTCTAACTAATATTAAGTTAGCAAACTCACAACAGTTACATTGGTTACTAACGCATAAGTGTATGCACCGCCATAATTATGTACGTCATTTTAATTGTTTTATAAAAGATTATGAAATAAAAGAACGGGTTGGTTTTCTTGATATAGAGACTTCTAATCTAAAGGCCAACTTTGGTATAGTATTATGTTGGTGTATTCTTGCAGAGGATGGTACTCTATATCAGGATTGGCTTACCAAGAAGGATGTACTATCGGGTACAGAGGATAAGAGAGTTATTGGTACTTGTATTGAAACCATGCAGGCATTTGATAGAGTAGTAGGTCACTATAGCACATACTTTGATATACCCTTCTTGAGAACACGTGCACTTATACATGGTATTAAATTCCCAGAAGTAGGGGCACTTTACCATACTGATGTTTGGCGTATGGCCAAAACCAAGTTATGTCTGCACTCTAATAGGCAGGATGTAATAGCTGAGTCCTTGTATGGTAAGACTGTTAAGACTCGTATATCTCACCCACATTGGAGACAGGCTATGATGGGTAATGAGGAGTCCTGTATGGAGGTTCTCGACCATTGTCAAAAGGATGTAGATGATTTAAAGAAGAATTATGAAACCCTATTACCTTATTGTCGTATAACAAAGAGTTCTATTTAAGGATTAAGTTATGAGAGGAAGCCTGAAAGAGTTTGAGAAGTGGTGGAAAAAAGATAGTTGGGAGGGTGATTGGGATTATGAGGAATATGCCAAAAGAGGGTGGGATGCATCTTTGGAGTGGGTAATGAGGCGTGGTATGCACCACTATGGAAACGACTTTTTAACAGATATGACCAACTTAAGTAGAGAAATTAGAGAAGAATTAGAGGATTAGTATTATGTCTAAGAACTGGAACGATTTTTGTCTATATTGTACAGGCAACAAGATAAAAGATATTCGTGAGTGCGAAGATAGGGATTGCCCTTTCTATCCATTTCGTAGGGGAGGATTGGAACCAGAAGTTGAAAAGGATATATGTAAAAAGGTACTAAAGGATACGGGGATATCACAATGAAATTAAGAAGTTATAGTAAAATTTACAATATGGGTCATTCTGCTATCAAAGATTTGTTTCTTGATGAAGTAATTATTGAGGAAAAAATTGATGGCTCACAGTTTTCCTTTGGCATAAAGGATGGACAACTATTTTGTAGAAGTCAGAACAAAGAGCAGTTTCCTGAGTCTACAGATAAGATGTTTAAGCTCGCCGTAGAGAAAGTACGAGATGTTCAGGATAAGCTGACGGAGGGGTGGACATATCGTGGAGAGTATCTTAGTAAACCTAAACATAACACCCTTTGTTACTCACGAGTACCAGAAAACAACATTATTATATTTGATATAGACTATGGGGAAGAGGATTATTTTATACCAGCAGGGACAATGGGTAAAATTAATGTTATTTGTGAATTAGGGTTTGAGGTTGTACCATTGTTATTTATTGGTAAAGTTGAAGGTTATGATGAGTTTGTTAAATTTCTTGAAAATGATAGTATTCTTGGCGGTAGTAAAATTGAGGGCGTAGTTGTTAAAAACTATCATAGGTTTGGCAGAGATGGTAAATGTTTAATGGGAAAATTCGTAAGTACAATGTTTAAGGAGAAGCATCAAAAAGATTGGAAGATAAGAAACCCAAGTAAATTGGATGTTATTGAGTTGCTTGCCTCTTCATTAAAGACTGATGCTCGTTGGGAAAAGGGCGTTCAACATCTAAGGGAGTTGGGGCAATTAACTAACACCGCTAAAGATATTGGTGGGTTAATTAAAATAATACAACAGGATATTTTTGAAGAGGAAGAAGAATTTATAAAAGAAAAAATATTTGAGTGGGCAAAGAAAGCACTGTCAAAAAAATGTACGGCTGGTTTACCAGAATGGTACAAAGACAAATTATTAAAGGAACAATTTAATGACTAATGAAGAATACAAAAATTTTGATTACCCTGAGTTTGTAGATAATTTACGAGCTAAATCAGACCCAGACAAGTTAGTATTAGATATGTTACATTCATCAGTAGGTATATCTGGGGAAGCAGGGGAGTTACTTGACCATATGAAAAAGGTAGTATGGCAAGAGCATAAAGTGGATTTACATTATATAACTTTGGAACTTGGTGATATACTATTCTATCTTACATCTATGTGTAATTGTATAGGTACTAATATAGGTGAAGTATGTAAGTTGAATATAGAGAAACTTACTAAGCGATACCCAGATGGTGTGTTTGATAAAGATAAAAGTATAAATAGAGAGGAGTAGATATGCGGGAATTTGAAACGGGTGCTACAAGAGATAATGATAAAGATAAATTAGACTATGATGGGTTTCTTTGTCCTTTTGTATTAGAACGATACGCAGAATATTTGCATAAGCACAGAACACAAGCTGATGGTAAGATGCGTGCTTCTGATAATTGGAAGAAAGGTATCCCTATCAAGGTGTATATGAAAAGCAAGTGGAGACATTTTATGAGAACGTGGGGATTGCTGTATTTGAAATGGCAACCGGAAGAATTGGAAGAATCTCTATGTGCTGAATTATTTAACACTATGGGAATGTTACATGAAGTATTAAAGGGGAAACAATAATGCCATATATAAATAAGCAATGTAGGCAACATATTGATTTATTAGTTTCAGATATTAATAACCCAGGTGTATTAAATTACGTTATTACTAAAATAGTGCACAAATACATACAAGATTTTGGATTGCGTTATCAAGTCTTAAATGAAGTAATAGGTGTACTTGAGTGTGCGAAACTTGAACTTTACAGAACTATTGCTGCACCTTATGAGAATATTAAGAAAGTAGAAAATGGTTCAGTAAGTGAATTAGATAAGGAAAAGAAATGAGTAAAATTAAGTTACTTTTCGCAGTACTGTTAATGGTTTCTATGTTAGGTTTATCAGTAATAAATTTATCAAGTGGTGACTGGAAATCATTTTGTTTGGGTATTTTATATTCTATAGCAAATGTAATAATTTTTATAGTATAGATGAAAGGGGTAAAAATGGATAAAATAAGAGCATACGTAAGTCACTCGATTAGAGGGAAATTTGGTAATACTGCTACAGATAAACAAATGGAAACTAATAACCAAATAGCTATAGATTTTAGTAAACAATTAGCAAAAGAATTTCCAACTGTAGATTTTTATATACCAGCAGAACACGATGAGTTTGTGTTAATTGCTTATAAAAAGAAATATCTAACAGAAAAACAGATATTGGATGTAGATTGTGATATTGTATCACGATGTAATTTTCTTGTTGTGTTTGCCCCTGATGATTATATATCTAAGGGTATGCAAATAGAAATAAACCATGCAGTAGATAGTAATATTTCTGTAATCTCTGCTATAGATGGTAGTTATGAAGAGTATTTTAAGAGAATTGTACATGCAATAAATTGTCATTTAGTAAGTATGGTGCGTTAAAAACGCATACGACACGAAGTGTGATGAGGTAGAATTATGCCAAACAAAAAATATCAAATAATATACGCAGACCCGCCCTGGCGTTACAATTTCGCCGCAAAAAAAGAAACCAGTATTGAAATACATTACCATACAATGTCATTAGATGAAATAAAGAGTTTATCTATTCCATCAGAAAATAATTCTGTCTTATACCTTTGGGCAACTGCCCCTAAAATTATTGAAGCATTAGATGTAATGAGGGCATGGGGTTTTACATATAAGACTCAAGGTATATGGGATAAGAAACGAACAGGAATAGGTTATTGGTTTAGAGGGCAGCACGAAATTATCCTTATAGGCACAAAGGGCAAATTTTCTCCGCCAGTACCAAACAAAAGAAGGTCGTCTATTTTTCAATCGCCTCGTAGAAAACACAGCCAAAAACCTGACTGTGTTAGAGATTATATAGTGTTTGCTTTTCCAGAATATTCTAAACTTGAATTATTTGCACGTGAGAAAACCCCAGGTTGGGATGTATGGGGTAACGAAGTTGAATCAGATATAGAATTATGAGGTAGAAAGGTGAAAAAGAAAGAACTTAGATATCGTTGGGGATTTAGATGTGACAAGTATGTATGGGATATTATACCATTTGTACAGTTAGATGTTATTGGGAAACCATCGGCGTTTATGATTGGTTGGTTGTGCTTTGGTATAGTTATTCCATTAGGGAAAACATACAAGTGAAAACATCAGTAATAACAACTCCTAATGATTTTCGGGATTGGTGTAAAACCCTAAAACCAATTTACTCACTGGATACAGAGGCTACATCCCTGAATTGGTTAGACCTTGAAATGATAGGGTTTAGTATATGCGATGGGCAGCAAGCTTGCTACGTAGATATACATAGGAAGTATAAAAAAGAGTTACTAATGATTCTTGATTACTATTTAAGTGAGACTAAGATGGTGGTTATGCACAATGCCGCATTTGATTTATCTGTACTTCATAAGGAGGGCATAGATGTTTAAGAGGATTAAAGACTTTCCTAATTATTTAGTTTGTGATGATGGTATTGTTAAAAGGGGGGGTAGAAATATGATAAAATCAATTTCATATTCACAAGATGAAATACTAAATTGGATAATTCAACTTTATTGTCCTGTTGGTTTTGAATTAGACCCTACCTATAGTAAGGGGTGTTTTTACAAAAATATACCAAAACCACAATTAAGGTTTGACTTGAATCCTCAAATAGAGGGTGTAGAACAATCTGATTGTTGTAACTTACCATTAAATAATGAGTCTATTAACACTATGATATTTGACCCGCCATTTGTAGCTGGTAAAGGAAATACAACTAATGGAATTATAAGAGCACGTTTCGGGTCGTATAAAACTACACAAAATCATTTATGGCCTATGTACCACGCAGCATTAACTGAGTTTTATAGAATACTAAAACAAAATGGTATATTAGTGGTTAAATGTCAGGATTGTATAGACTCTGCAAAGCAATATATGTCGCACATAGAAATAATTAATAAGGCCGCTGCTTTGGGTTTTTATCCTAAAGATTTATTTATACTTCTTGCCAAACACAGAATGATGTCACCTAATATGAAAGTACAACAACACGCCAGAAAGTTTCATTGTTATTTTATTGTTTTTATAAAGAAACAATCTCCTGTAAAATATTATATCCAAAATCAGCGAATTGAAGGGGTAGAAATATGATTCCATTTCCAGATAAAAAATATCAAATAATATATGCTGACCCGCCTTGGAATTTTAATTTTAAGAATAGAAAGGGATTAAGCGTTAAGGCTAAAGCGGCTTTATATGAAACTATGAAACCACAAGATATTCTTGCCTTGCCCGTACAGCGTATAACCTATGATAATTGTGCTCTATTTTTGTGGATTATGGACGCACAAATACAACTTGGATTAGATGTAATTAAATCTTGGGGCTTTACTTATAAGACGGTAGCTTTTACCTGGGTTAAATTAGCTAAAACTAAATTTCATTTTGGTGGGGGTAATTGGACACGTTCTAATCCCGAACAGTGTTTATTAGCAACCAAAGGAAATATTAAACGAGTATCGGCCTCAGTTCGACAACTTGTTATAGAACCTCGAAGGGAACACAGTAGAAAGCCTGACCGAATACGAGGTGATATTGTTAAACTTGTTGGAGATTTGCCACGTATAGAATTATTTGCACGTGAGAAAACCCCAGGTTGGGATGTATGGGGCGATGAAGTGTAATGCCTAAAATCTATGACACGCTCACGGCATCGCATTTACTCGATGAAAATCTCAAAGAGAACGGTCTGAAATATATAACCCGTACTCAACTTAAAAGAGAAGTCACCGAGTATAAAGACGCTATAAAGTATGGTACAGATAGTCCAGAGTTTGCTAAATATGCTACAGAAGATGCAATTAATACATATGATTTATATAAATTACAGTCACCCCAAATAGAAAAAGAAGGATTACATCATCTTGCTTATGACATTGAGTTCCCATTCCAGAAAGCATTGATGTACCTTGCAATAAATGGTATCAAAGCTGACGTAAGTGCTGCTAAACAAATGACTTATGACGTACAGCATTTATATTATGAAATAGAAAATGAACTATTAAATATATTTGGTGGTAAATATATTGTTAGTATTACACCAAGAAGTAGAGTGACATCATGTAAACCATCTATAAATTTTAATAGTTCAGACCAAGTAGTTCCCCTAATAGAAGGATTAGGTTTTGAGATATATGAGAGAAGTAAAAAAGAAAAGAAAAAGTCTTGGAACAAGCAAAGTAAAAATAGATTAAAAGGTAAACACCCAGCTATTGATTTACTAATTAAACTTGGTAAGGTGGAGAAATTACTTAATGGGTTTTTAATTCCATTTGAAAGGTTTGTAGATGATGATGGTCGTATTCGTTCTTCTTTTCATAATACTGTGGCTGTCACTGGCAGATTAAGTTGTAGTAAACCCAACATAGAACAGTTACCTAAGCAAAACAATATCGCAAACATCAGAAACTTATTTGTATCTGAGCCTGGTAATGTGCTTATTGTGGCTGACTATAGTGGTCAAGAAGTTAGAATAATGGCTCAGGAGAGTGGTGACACCAACTTAAAAGGTGCACTACGAAAAGGTTATGATGTTCATTTGGCTACAGCCAATGAGATAAATAAACTAAATATACCTATTCTTGGTTTAACAAATAAAACTGATGAGCATAATACTGCAAAGATAAAGTATAAAAAGCAACGTGATGACTGTAAATCAGTTGTATTTGGGACGGCTTATGGTAAATCAGCTTATGGGTTTGCTAAAGATTTCAAATGCTCAGAGAAAAAAGCACAAGAATTTATTGATAAGTTTTTTGCTCAGTACCCAGGACTTAGATGGGCTATTGAAAAAACAAGAGAGCAAGTATATAAACATGGGTTTGTTAGAAATATGTCAGGGCGTAAACGTAGGTTCCCTGACTTTCATAAGTTAAACAAGTGGGGCAAAGAAAGGTGTTATAGGCAAGCTTTTAATTTTAAGATTCAAAGTTATGGTGCAGATGTTGTCAAAGTGGCTGCTGCACTGATTGTATTGAACCCTAATCTAATGTTGGTGAATATTGTGCACGATGAATTAGTTATAGAGTGCAAAAGAGAATATGTGAAAGAAGGTATGAAATATATTAATGAATGTATGGTTAAGGCATTACCAATATTTATACCTTGGGATATAGATATAGGCTGGGGAGAACGCTATGGCGAAAGCAAGAGTTAAACCAATACATTTGATAAAGCAATATAATTGTCGGAGCAAGGCAGTTTGTGATATATGGTGTATGGTTGCACCCATTGAGGCGACTATTATAGGTAGAGGCTCATCGTATGATTCTAAAGGTACATTCGACCCCAGAAAGGTTACTTGCAAACGGTGTTTGAAACACAAAGATTATAAATTAGCATTAGATAAAGTAAAATACCCATTACTTTTTTTGAAAGGTAAATAATGTACCATATTTATTCGCTAACCCCCGCCCCTTGGGGGGACAGTTTTAGGTTTGTAGAGTCTTTTGATACTTATGATGATGCTAAGAAAGTTTTGGATTGTTTGGAGTCTGTTAATATATTGATGAATTGTTATAAAATTATTGATATAACTAAAGCATATAAACATTATCAAGGGAAAATATATAATGCCAATATATGATGAAGGATATTGGGTAAAACAACAAGAGTATGAGATACAACAGGCCGAATACTACTTTGCTTTGTATCAACAAGAACAAGAAGAAATGAAAAAATATCCGTTATTTTTCTGGAAAGAAACCTGTAAGAAGGAGAAGAAATAAATATGGAGACACTAGGGTTCATACGCAACCAACAGATAGTAGATGCCTGTGATATGGTATTAGCTTTTTGGGATGGTAAGTCTAAAGGCACTCAACACACTATTAGTTTAGCTAAAGCACAGAAGAAACCTACATTTATAGTATATTTTTAAGGGATTTAGAATGAAAAAGAATACAGAGGATTTTTTGGGAATTGTACTCCCTATCCTTATATTTTTTGTTGCTGTACCTTTACTTATGTACTTTATGGGATTTTTACTAAGTAAGTTATAATACTTTAATCAAAGCAATAGCTAATGTAACAATAGCCCCTGCTGCTATAGACCACGCAAGAATATTATAACGAAAGTGATGGACTAAATGGTTTTCAAAATCCTTTTTAAGCTCCTTTAGAATAGTCACAGTCTCGATTAGTAAATCGTGTTCGTTATCGTTCATGGTCGTTCACTCCTCATCTGCCTATTTCCCTTCTCAATGTACCAAATGCTTTGTTCTTTGCTGCCTTCACAATCACTTGTACTCTTGCAACCCTTCTTTTATCTTCCATATCAGTAAAGTCTACTTTAGACAACCTCTCATCAGCAAATTGAGCAACCAACTCTTGATACCTGTTATACCTCTTATCATTAAGATACCAGTTCTTAGGCCGTCTGCTTACTCCTAAATCTATATCTTTAACCAAACCTCTGCTACTTTTAGATAGCATTTTTGTAACTCTTCTATTAGCTTCGGTTTCCTCTTTTTGTATCCTTTCTAAAGAAAATGGTACATCTATACGTTCCTTTCTTACTTTTTCAGACAAAACCACAAACTGTTTTTTGTGCTCAGATTTTAACCTATTCTGTTCAGATAAAGATAATTCATCCCATTTCTTATTATGCTTTTGTTCCGCAATAATATCTTGAAATTTGTAGCGTGTAGTAGCGGCATGTACTGGATAAGAACCAGTACCTACACCCCCTAATGCTGCAATAGATGGTGCTAAGTTACCAAGTGCTTTTTTAGTAGCATCTATTTCCATACCATTAGCTATGTCTTCCCATATACCATCAGCTTCACCAGCCTCTACAAAAGCTTGAAAGAACTCAAATGGTAGATTATCGAGGGCAGTATCTTTTAGGGTTACAGGGTTACCAAGCCAATCCTTTCCGGTTAGTAACTGTTTACCAAGTGTTATATATAGGGTTCGTTTTGAATTTAAGTACCTACTAAATGCTTCGCCTGCTGAAGGGGGTTTCTTTTTACCAGCAGTAGTAACTTGTTTGCCAGTCAATAATTCCTTTGCGGCTATATGAGCGGAAACTCCTATATGTGCCATTAATCTGTAGTCAGCAACATCACCAAACCCTAAATCATAAACATCTTCCCCACGCCGTATCTTTCCAAACAAAGTGTCTAACGGATTAGGAGAACTATCTATTGGAGGTTCTTCTGTAGGATTTCTTAAACGCCATTTATAACCAACATATCCTATCATTGAACTTACCGCAGTTAAACCAGCAAGCCTTGATAACATTATTTGCATAGCATAAGTTCTATCAGCAAAACCCTTTCCAGTAGCAAGTTTTATAAAACTTTGTGGCCCAGACGCCAACCCAGAAGCGGTATATGATGGCGAAAAGACCAACCAATTTGCTGCCTTTTGCAATGCTTTAATTTTAGGATGTCGAGCCGTTATACGTTTAGTAAAAATATTAATATCGTGTCCACGCTGCTTTCTCCATGCAGCTATAGATTCTTCTGATAGACTTTTATTTCTACTATAACGAGTTAAATCCTTTTCCCCTTTTATTACTAATTTATTCAAGGCGTCATTCATACCCAAGTTAGCCCCACGCTCAGATGCACGCAACCACTTACCAATACCTTTAATAATCCTATTCTTACTTCTAAGGAATATTTCTGAAACATGACCATACTGCTCTAACTTAGTTCCTGTATCTACGCTTGCCCAGGGTTTCATACTAAGATAATTAGTCTTATAACTTTTCTTACCTAACTCATAGACCGGACTTTTTTCTATTGCTGTACTTAATCTATCAGCATATTTTTTACTAAAAATACCCCTGATATTTTTTCCTAATGTACTTAAATAAATTAGCGGATGTCGTATAGTCATTTTAGACAAACCCCTTGCAGCCTGTGGGTCAAATCCAAAACGTAGGGCTTTAGGTATATCTCGAATAAGCATTGGTATATCTGCTAACTCTAACCCCTTTTTACCTTTTAATGATTGAGCAAGTTCAATAGTCGCCTTAGTACCAAATACAGGTTCAAGTAATCCAAACTCATAATTGGTGGGTATCTTCCCATTAGTCATTTTAGTTATTGCGTCATAAGTACCAGCACGTTGAAATCCCTTATGTTTAGGGTATACTGCTTCTATTTGTCTACCATAAACCTCCATTTGTACAGGACTAAGCACTAAAGGTTCTATTTCAGGAGTTCCAGCTTTACCACCACGAACTTTCTTAGCTGCGGTATGTGCCTGAAAACTCGAAGCTCCCCTCTTTAACTCTAATTCTTTTTTTGCTGTATATCTTGCGTGCTGTTGTTGACGTAATTTATGTACAGCAGTTTTACGCTCAGTCTTATTCAACAACTGAGCTTTCTTAGACCAATCTGTTACAGTTTTATTGGCAGTATCTATCGGAGACAGTTTACCTGTTTGTATATCAGTTATGGCTTTCATAACTTTAGGGTTACGTTTTCGTATTAAAGCTTTAACAACTTTAGGTGTTCTTAAAGCAACTGGTAATGCAGCAGCAGTAGCAACGCCCATAAAATCTATTTCACCAGTATCTATCTTTTGTTCTAAAGCTGTAAGACCAGCAAGCCCAGCAGACTCAGCGGCTACCCTACCAGTTTTAGCCGCTAACGTAGTACCTTTAATAATTTTACCAGGGGCAGTAAAAGCACCGTGCATTGCAACGCCCATACCTGGTTTACCACCCGACATAAGATTTTGCATCTCCCAAATTACCGATTCGGAAGTACCAACAGGGGCAACCTTTTTAAGTACAGCAAGTTCAGTAACAAATTGCCCTACATTTGCACCTATATCAACAACCTTCTCCCCCAGACCTTCTGGTGGGTCAACCATAAGTGATGGAACTCTACCTTGAACCCTTTTCCATTTTTTTACTAAATCATCTTCAAGTTCCTCTGGAGACATATCTAAATCCATTATCTTACTAAGTATATGGGATAAACCTTTAATAACAAATTTATTAGGTATACCTTCAGGGCTAAGAATCTTCTTAGCTATATTAGGTACTATGTTAATAGCTTGTTTTAATCCACGTAGACTCAAATCGCCACTTATACCATCTGTAGGCATATCCCCCCATCTTCCACCACCTCTTTGTGCCTCTTGTATTAAGGATGTATCTAATTTAGTCCCCAGTTGCCTCTGTAATGGGCGAACTCCCTCTGGTGATACCAATGTAGCCTGTTTCCACTTAAATTCAGTCTCAGGACGTTCTTCTATAATTGGTGCTTGTCTCCATTTAGCCATATTAGGGTTTCCTTCGTCTATTACCGTCAGGGTCTATAAACACCGTGCCAGACGGTAGGGCATCATATTCCGCATCGGTTGTAACAGTAGGCATTTCAGCACGGCCTGTAGGTATAGCTTCCATTGGTTCTGCTCCACGAGTCAAATCACTAAACTCTTCATCGCTAAGAAATATACCCCTTGCCTCCTGTGCTTGACGAGCAGCCTCTGGATAATTACCTACGAATGTTGGGTCAAGATAGTAAGGGACAGTACCCCTTCTCTCACCAGAAATACCCTCAGCCATCTTAGCTTCATATAGTTGTCGTTCAGGTGTACCCTCTGGGGCTTCACGTCCTTTCATCCAATAAGGCTGTACGCCATATCTATCACCTTCCTCACCAGGCGGCAATAAAGGAGTAGGGGTATCAACGCCCATTTTATTCATTTGATACTTTAATTTAATGGGGTATGCTTCCTGTTCCGTAATTCTCCCAGCCAATACTTCCTTATCTATTTGTTGTAAAGCACTATCTATGCTATCTAACTTACGCTGTCGTAGCTGTTCCTCACGTTGAAAATCTATTTGAGAACGTAACTGCATCTTTTCAATTTCCCAGAGTTTGCTACGTTCCTGCATCTGTAAATCTATGGACATATCCTGTTGTCTAATAGCAGCTCGATATTCAAACTCCCGTTGCTGGGCTTGTAGTCTTTCAGTTCTCTCCAACTGCTGTTGTGCAGCACGTTCTTCACCTTTCATTTGAGCCGCAGTTAGTAAAGTAGTTGGTTTACCGTGTTCTATTCGGATTGCGATATTACACCTCGCTTCCCATTAATATTTTATAATATAATTCAAGGTAATATACGGAGACATATTATTATGTGCCCCACCGCCCCCTGTAGAATTTGTGTTCTCTGTTACACCCGAAGCTCCAGTTGTTTCAACTTGACCAGAACCATCTAATACGTGACCAGCATCAATAGTATGCGTGTGTGCTGGCATTTCTGTTTTTGTTAGAGTATGAGTTTCTGCTCCTTCAACACCACCAATACTATCTGCATTAGCATGTGTTACTCTATTAGCGGAAGCTCCGCCCATATCATCTTGACCAAGTGGAAATCTTCCTCTCATATCTGGCAAATTAAATGTTGTACTTCCATCTCCTACGCCAAAAGTTGTACCAATAACTGCAAACAATCCATCATAAGTCACTGTTCTTGAAACTGCCTGACCATAACATAAAAGCCATCCCGTAGGTGCTGTATCAGTAGTCCATATTATCATAGAGCCTACTGGAGCACCACCATCAGCAGCGTGACTATGTAGAGTAGTTTCACTACCATCTGTAAGTTCTTCAAGTTCAGCAGCAGAAACATCCGTTGCTCCATCATTTCCAGTTATATATGAATAATCGTGTGCTCCCCCATTAGTAATGGAGTCGTGGTCAATATCCGTAGTAAGATTGTGGTTATTTGTTATTGTGTCGTGGTCAATATCTGTTGTTAAATCATGTGTATTAGCAAGATTATCATGGTCAATAGTTGCTTCCAAGTCATCAGCAACATCCCCAATAGTTCTTAATGCAAAAGTATTTGCTCCTGTCATTTTAACAAAAGCCGCCGCAGCATAAGTTAATCCTGCGAGACTTGCCAAATTAGCGTGTTGAGCTTGAACATCTGTACCAATAACTTTAATTGAATAACTACCCGCACCATCAGTATTCATTAAACCAGCCGAACCAAAATCGCCATCCACAAGCACATCAGCATGTGATGTCTCATTCCCAGCAGTATTATCTGCTGTTGCATCAGTACACTTAGCAGCAGTGTAATCAACTGCTATCTCTGTAAAACCCGCTGCGATAGACCCCGCTGCAAGTGCCCCAATGGTAGTAATATTGCCGGAACCTGCCCAAGTTGAAAGTGCAGTATTCTCTACAAGATTCAAACTTAAATCTGTTTTGGTTTCAGCAATAGTTCTTATTGCATAAATATCGGTAGCAGTTGCCTTGATGAAACTATCAGAAACAACAGTCAATCCAGCAAGACTTGTTAAGCCTGCATCAAGCGGTTGATAACCTGCTCCTAAACCATCTACATAAGTTTTAACTGCTTTCTCAGTTGGAATAGCTAAATCAGAATTATCTCCTAATGTCCCATCAGTAGAAGGTTCAATGGTAGATGTTAAATCTTTACTGGCATCCAGAGCAAGTAATTTGGATGCAGTATGAGATGCTATATTTATAGTAGTATTAACAGTACCCAATGTTATTTTATTAGCTGCTCTTTCTACATGAAATATATTAGCCATAGATTACCATCCCCAGTATCTAGTGTTAGTTGTCATTGCACCCGCCATACCTGTTGGTATTGCCCCTAAAGTAGCCGCCGACCACAATTCAATAGGGTCTCGCTCGAACATACAAAACGGCTCTCGGTAGAGTAAGGCTATTTCAGAAGCAGATAAAGCACGGTTGTATATCATTACCCATTCAATATCGCCGTCCCAATAATGTAGGTCGTATGTTTCGCCGGCCATTCCTATAGATACGTCAACATTTTTATGTGTAATTGTTTTTGCTGATGGCGTGCTGTCCAGTAATCCATTCAAATATAGTCTTACATTCGCTCCGTCATGGGTGAATCCACCTGTGTACCAAGTATTATTTACCAGAGTCGTATCTGCCGATACGCTTCCGCCTGTTGTCAAAACATTTAATTTTGAAGCGTTTTGCCTTAATTCATATTGATAATCTGCCCCTTCAGCCCTTTTGCCTACGATAGCATCGTAATTAACACTTACATCTACGGCTCTAAATTTCGCCAATATTG